TCTTTCAATGTTCCCAATGAACTTCCAGCCTTTTGTGCTACATTAGTAAACTTATCTTTCAATTCAAGTAAAGCACTTAACTTATACTCACTCACTCTCTGCTACACCTCCAATCATAAAAAACATAAACAACAACTCTGAATTACTTAATTCCCTTAGACTTTGCAAACTATGTCCACAATTTAAATAGTGAGCGACTGTTCTTGCTTTCCAGTCGCCCTTAATTAGTTTTTTATTTCTTCAACCACCTCTTCAACAGTAAATTTTTCATTCCAGCCAGCCTTCTTCATAAGTAATTCCGAAATATTTACTATGGTAGATTGGCTTAGTACTTTTGGCACAACCTCAATTGGATTCATTTGACAACCCAATTCAGTAATCAGTTTTTCATCTTTAAATATTTTCCCTGCAGTATAGATTAATTCACTGTCTTTGTCTGTACTATTACTAGATAAAATATCCAGTATTTCCATTCTGTTCAATACTTCTAATTCTAAAACAGCTCCACTTAATTCTTCAACTTTAACCTTTATTGTGTCTTTTTTTTCTATTTTTTTGCTATTTTCCAGCAACATTTCTACTGTTATATTTTTCATCCCATACCTACCTTTTCTTATCTTATTGCGTTTTCATATCTAACATCGCTAGGAGTAAATCCGAAAGGAATTTCTTCTTCCACAATTTCTCCTCTTTCAAATTTTGCAAGTTCAATCGAATTTAACCAAACATTATCAATCGACACCCGTTCTTCTTGTCCACGTAAACTATCAGGATCTTTTATAGATGTGACTATTCTACTTCTCACATCTTTTCCTTTTACCCAATTTTCAAGTATTTTTTTCCCACGAGTATAAACTTTAAAAACTTTTATAGTTCCTTCGCCTTTTAATCCAGTTATTTTACTGTCAACAGAAATCCCCAGCTGTACATCTTTTCTTTCCGCTGTAATTTTAGCCTCTACAGATTTTAACTCCGCTACTTTTTCATTATCAAGCCATAACTCCCCATAAGCTCCTGTTATTGTTCTGTTTCCTCTTATATTTTCCGACATTTTATCAACTCCTTTTCATTACATTGTCATTGTTAAGCTAAGTGAAGCCATAGTGTCTACAAATCTTACATCTCCAGTTAAATAAACCTCATCACCAGTAGGGTACTGTAAAATTTCTAAATCCGTCATACCGTCTGTTTCCAACCCATCTATAATGATTGCCCTTTTCTGTGCTTCAATATCAATTTCTACTTTATTGTCATAATCCCCATTTAACACATTTGGTGACATCTCTTTGAAATATACTTTAGTTATATTTGAGCAGAAATTCATTTTATTGTCATAATCATTTATGTAGTTTCCAAGCCAATAATTTTTAAAAGTATCTCTTATATCATCAGCAATAAAGCACATACCTTCAACTACTTTAATTTTTCTTGTATCTTTTTTCCAAGTGCTGTCAAATGTAGTTTTAGAATTAACTCCATAATTCACTTTAACCACTTCTTCATCGTTGTATAAACTAAATTTACCAAGTTTAGGTTCATAGTCTTCAACAGATTTTAAATCACTCATAGTGTAATTATCTGCACTACGATTTAACGGCATACCCGCAATAAGTCCAGCTATTGCCACTGTATATTCCTGTGCTGTAAAATCTCCATAAATGGACTTATATGTTCCACCATTTGCAAGTTCTACAATAGCTACATGATCTGTTTTATTCGCATAGCTTGATACATATTTTATAGTTTTACCAATTGCACCAGTATTTCCAAATTGCTGCTTTACCCAATTTACAACCGTTTGGTCTTCTGTTTCTAATGCTTTTGGATAAGCTAACCAGTTAAACTTTCGCATTTCTAAATCCTTTAATACTTTGCTTATATCTTCTCCACTTTGTATAACTCTGATTAATATCTTAAATGCTCCATAATGCATAGCTAAATTAATATATTTAATATTATCTTTATCCCATTTTTCAGCTTCAACATCGGCTATAGTTTTAAAAGTGTACCATTTTTCAGTAGCTTTTGTATCTTGCAAAATCAAACAAACAGTACCTCTTTCACTTCTTTGAATAGCTGTCGTTGCTAATGTTTTAAATGCAATACTAATGCTTGGACTCGCATTAATTTGTCCGACTATTGCCATTTTATCACTCTCCTATTTCTTTAATTTCATTTTTAAATTTCTCATTATCTTGTAATTAAATGGAACTCCCTTTTTATCAAATAACGATAATTTTTTAAACACCTCATCACTAATCAAATCATTATTCTCATCAAATAATGATACTTTATTACCTTTTTCATCAAATAAATCTAATTTTTTTATCAACTCATATTCCGTTAACTCCGTGTCGTCATTCAATATTTCTTTTATTGTTTCAATACTATTGTCAAAAGTTCTTAAATCAGTCCCATACACATCAAATAAATCTAAATCGAAAATGTAATGACCTAGACCATCTACCATTTTTGTATGCTCATTTTTTAAAGTTAGACATCTATCTTTAACTTTTAAAATCTTATTACCTTTAGTTTCAAACATATTATCCAACTCATCAAGCGCTTTATAAACTTCCATTGTATTATTTTCATCATTTTCAGGAATATATATAATGTCTAAGCTAATGAATATCCTCTTTTTATAATTCGCAAAAAACTCATTTTTGTAGTCAATTACTTGGATATAATAGCACGGTCTAGTCAAAGCATTTATATTATCAATTCCAACTTCTTTATCTGTAAAATCGTATATTTTTTTGCTCAGGGCTTTTATAAAATCCATAAATTCCATTATTATTCAAACTCCGCTCTTATTGTCGAACCTATTTTATCTTTAAATACAGGCTCTAAGTTTTCTATAGTTTTTTTCAACATAAATACGCCAGGCACTACTTTATTCGAGTGTCTAACTCTATGACCGTACTCAACAAAAATGCTATATTCTACATTACTAAAAATTAACTGTTTAAAATTTCCACCATCTTCTCTGTGCCAACCCATTCTCAACTGCCCAGTATCTACAGGGGTCTGCCCTTTCACTTCTTTTATCGTTTCCTCAGCAACTTGTTTAAGTGTGGTTCCAACTTTTTGTGGAGTATCAGTAGCTAACTTTTCTAATTTTTTTGCCAGTTTTTCCCAGTCACCGCTAAGTTTCATTTTTTTCCACTTCCTCCACCGATATCTCCTGATGTTCCAAAAAATCAGTGTACTTTATAGGTTTATTGGCTTTAAATTTATATTTTATTCCACCTTTATTTACTATCAAAGTATCATTCTGCTTTATTTCTACATCATTACTAACAAATATCTTATACGAATTTTTAGAACTATTTATAACTCCAATCCCAGTAGCTCTTAAAATTCCAGCACTCAACTGGCACTTAACATTTGTATAAACGACTTCCCAGCCCTGAACTGTCAAACCGAATTCAGTCTTTGTTTTC